TGCAGCAAGAGATATTGCAGAAACTGATGATACATACTTAGATCAATTGATTGGTGAGATTGGTAACGGATTAAAAGCATCTAGTTTCTTCGATCAACCTCGCTTAATGGCTCGTCTTCTTGCACGATTTTATCAAGCAAAAGGTACACGAAACTCTGCTGAAGGTTTCTTTCGTGGATTCTTTAACGAAGAAGCTGAAATCATTTACCCAAAGAAAGATCTTTTTATTGTAGGTGAATCACAACTTGGATTTGATTCTCAGAAAAGATTGATAGATAATCGTAGGTTCCAAGTTCTTTCAATTTTAGTTCGATCAGGTCTTTCTGTATCTGACTATGAAAATTTATATAAGAAGTTTGTACACCCGGCTGGTTTCCACTTTGCTGGTGATGTTGTGTCTGTTGGAAGTGCTTCTTTTACTCCGACAGTTACTACACATGATCCACTTGAAGTTCCAGAGCTCGCAGCGATTTACTTGTCAGAAGTAGAACTTGCACCTAGAACTTTATTCGGTGAAACAACTCTTCTATATGATTCAAGTGATGGTACTCAATTCCGTGTTGATACTATTCAACAAGAATTACTTTACTACACAGTTGATTCAGATCTTACAGCTAGTGTCTGGGGTAAATACTATGACGACATTAAAACAATTCTCAATCCGAATTCGTTTACATTTGATGATAGTGCTACATCCGGCCGCCCAGACTTTGCAATGACTGTAGAAACTATGGATAATGACTACTTTACTCGCATTTCATCTGACTCTGCGATATAAATAACCATTATAGGATTTAGATAAATGGCAAGACAAAATATCAATACTGGCAGTACTGCGAATGACGGAACTGGTGATACGCTGAAAGCTGCTGGTACAAAAATTAATACTAACTTCGTTGAGCTCTATAGCTTTTTAGGTGGTGGAGATAGCAATAACCTGTCTTCACAAGTAACATTTGAAGATAGTGCGGTAGTATTTGAAGGTGCTACTGCAGACGCTCATGAAACTCGACTGGTTGCAAGTAATGTAACTGCTGATGTCAAAATTACTTTGCCAGACTCTGATGGTATTGTAACGTTGAATGGTGCTACTCAGACTTTGTCAAACAAAACAATAAGTACACCTATCATTAATCGACCTCAGATTTTACATTGTATCAACGATTCATCAGGTAACCCGTTTATTAACTTTACTCGATCGGCGTCGTCTGTTAACCAGATTACAGTTATTAATGCTGCAGCTTCTGGTAAACCTCAAATCAATGCAACTGGTACAGACGGTAACATTAATCTAAACATTAACGCTAAAGGTACTGGATCGGTTGAAGTAAGTAAGGTTGCTTACGAATCGGTTACAATTACTTCGAACGGTACTGCATCAACGGCAGCTTCATATATTATATGTAATAAAGGTTCAGCTCTTGCTGTTGCATTGGCAGATGGAACGACAACTGGTGAATATAAAATCTTTACAAACAAAGGAGCCGGGACTGCAACAATTACGCCTACAAGTTTTGGCACTAATACTAGTTTCGCAATTGCTCAAAATGAAGGAGCACAATGCATATGGGATGGTTCCAACTGGTTCCTCGTAGGCAATCAATCAGTAACAACGGTGGTATAATATGGCAGCAATTGTAACAGACGCGCTTAAACATCAAATCGCGCTTAATTTCTTCACTGAAGTCACAAGCACAACTGACTCAAATGAGTACTTTATTGGCATCGGTAAGACAGACACTTATGATTCATCTGACACTACTGCTACTCCACTTAGCCATCAATTCGATTCTCGTATATCTCGCGGTAATCTTGAATCAATTAAGAAAATTACTGCAACTTCTTTTGTCGCGACAAGACATAACTGGTCTTCAGGTACAACATATTCTGCTTGGAATGATAAACAAGTAGGTTATCCAACACAACCATACTATGTACTGACCGAAGATAACGAAGTTTATATCTGTATTCAACAAAGCCAGAGTGCAACCGGTTCTGCAAACCCATCAACAGTCAAGCCATCTTATAGCGCCGCTGGTGCGAGTGTCTCGTCTGTATTTGAAACTTCTGATGGTTATCGTTGGAAGTATCTCTATTCTATCTCAGCTGGTGAAGCTACTAACTTCTTGACTGCTGGATTTTTTCCAACACAAAAAGTTCTAGTTGATTCTGGTGCAGCCACTGCTTTCCAACTTCTACAGTTGAACGTTCAAAACTTTTCAACTGGTGGACAGATTCTTGGAGCAGAAATCGTAGATGGTGGTTCAGGTTATACTTCTGCACCAACAATCGCTTTCCGCGGAAACGGTGCGGGAGCTGCAGCTAGTGCTACAATCTCTGGTGGTCGTATTGTAAAAGTTACTATGGACAATGAATCTGCTGGTATGGGTTCAGGATATGATTATAGCTCAATCTCGCTCTCAGGCGGTGGAGGAACTGGTGGTTCATTAAGACCAATCATTGGTCCACGTGATGGCTTTGGATTTGATGCTCGTAAAGATTTGAAATCTTCAAGTGTTTTGTCAAACGTTAAAGCTGATGGTACCGAAACTGGAACATTTAATATCACTAACGATTACAGACAAATTCTTGTTTTGAAAAACTTAGACCTCACTGATTCTGCTTCTCCCGGTGGTAGATATTCTGGAACATCTTCAAAAGTGAATCGCCAATTAACTCTTACAACTGATATTGCTACAACTGGATTTTCTGTTGATGAAATTATTACTGGCGGAACTTCTGGAGTAACTGCATTTGTTGATGAAGTTGACTCAAATAGTGGTTTCACTATTCGATTCCATCAAAACGAAAAGACTCAAAACGGTCACTTCCAAAATTCAGAAGCATTAACTGGTAACTTAGGTGGATCAGGTACAGTTGATAGTGGCAACCTCTTTAGTCCTGTTGATATTTACTCTGGAGATTTGTTATACATAGAGAATAGAGCAAGAATTGTTCGATCTTCGTCTCAAACCGAAGACCTTAAAGTTATATTGACGGTGTAAAGAATGGCAACTACATTTACCACTACTACGTTCGGAACTACATATAAGGACGATTTTAAAGACTCTGATAATTACCATCGGATACTCTTTAACGCTGGTCGAGCTTTGCAAGCACGTGAGCTTACGCAAATGCAGACAATCATCCAAACTGAGATTCAGCGGATGGGATCAAACATCTTCAAAGAAGGTGGTAAAGTAAATGGCGGTAACCTTACACTCAACAATTTAGAATTTATCAAGCTCACTTCAGGAGCTCTTCCAGCAGCTGCTAGTGATGTAGTTGGTGAAACATTTACTGATGGCGATGGCATTAAAGTCAAAGTCATTAAGGCTGTTGAAGCTACCGGTTCTGACCCGGATACAATCTATGTAGAATATACTAGCACGTCAAGCGGTACAGCTGGCGCATCGGCTGTTCGTTGTTCGAATGGTGGTACACTAACTCATGATGGTGGTTCTCTCGATGCACTTACAATTGCTTCTGCAGACGCAACTGGTCAAGGCTTAGAAGCTTCAATTACTTCTGGTTCTTTTTATGTACAAGGCCACTTTGTTTTCGTCAAACAACAATCCGCATTTGTGAATAAGTATTCAAAGACTGGCACAAAAGAACTTGGATTTAAGCTTGTACAAGATATTGTTACAGCAACTGATGATAACGATCTTTTTGATAACCAAGGCGCGGCTCCAAACAACGCAGCACCTGGTGCAGATCGATATCGGATTAGCCTCACTCTGAGTACTCGTGACTTATTAGCTGCTTCAGACAACTTTGTTTTCCTTTGTAAAATCATAAATGACAAAATCGGTAAACAAGTAACGGTTAATAGTTCTTATAACATTATTCGCGATTTCATGGCGCTAAGAACTAAAGAAGAATCAGGCGACTATATTGTAAAGAATTTTGTAGCAAAGTTTGAACCACTCAATGATTCAAATCTTAGCTTGGATGTAAGTAATGGTTTAGCATATGTTGATGGTTATCGAATTGATATTCCAGCCGAAGACATTACTGTACCAAAGGCTCAGACAACTCAAGCAGAGAATGGTGATACTGTAATTCCTCGTTATGGTAACTATGTTCTTTTTGATTCAAACTACAATCTACCAGAAAATCACGCTAGATCAAATCTTTTTGACGGCGTACATGATTCAGCTGGAGCTGTTCCAAATCATATTGGATACGCAAGAATTCGTGGTTATGAAGAAGACGGAGCAGACCATAGAGCTTATCTCTATGATATTCAAATGAATTCTGGCCAAAACTTTGCGAACACTGCTTCAATTGGAACTGGTGCTAATGAATATCTCGCTGTAAAACAAGTAAGTGGTCGAGCAGTTATTCAAGGTACTGCTGACAATAATTTGTTATTCCCTCTTAGTTATGCTCGTCCATCAACTATTGCCTATACATCTTCAAACGATATTACGCTTCAAAAGAAATATACAGTAACAACAAACGCTAGTGGTGTTCTTGCTTCTAACCAAGTTATATCTGGTGGTGATACATTCACAAGTTCTACTTCTTGGGTTGCAACAGATACTTCTGGAAAAGTCGCAAGTCTTACATTTAATATTACTCTTGGTTCGCCAGCTGGTACTGAATTCAATATTACTGGTGGCGGTGGCAATACTAGAACATACGACATTTACGCTTTACAAGTTCACAAAGGTCCAAGTAACTTCTCGGCTAAGACAAAGTCTCTTGCTGCTCAACAGACTCTTACTTTGAACATGCAAAATGACTTAGATTCAGACGGAAATGGTACTCAATTCTTATCATTGAGAAAAGCAGATATCTATAAAGTTGAAGGAATTAATTTAGGTTCTACAAGTGGAGCTGATTTAACAAACTTCTTTACTGTCGATAATGGTCAACGAGATAACTTTTATGGCATCGGCCGATTAATAAAGAATAGTGGTGTTGGTAATCTTCCAAACGGTAACGCAGTTGTCCAATTCAGATACTTTACACACAGCACATCAGGTACTCATTTCGATATAACATCTTATCCATCTGGAGATAGTGTTGGATACGATGGGATTCAAGATTACCGTCAACAGGATGGTAATACTGTTAGCTTAAGAAATGTTCTTGATTTCCGCCCAGTGGCTGGTATTCTTGCAGATTCAGATGGTACAATGAGATACACATTTGACTCAGCCGGTAACGGTAGCCAAATTACTCCGTTGCTTCCAGCAAATCAAAACGCTTTTGATATTAATCCAACATATTATCTTACTCGTAAAGATCGACTCGTTGTTGCAACAAAAGATGAAAATCTAGATCGTTATCCACAAGCTGGCGAGCTTCGTTATATTGAAGGTGAACCAGCTCTTACTGGTGCAAAACTTCCAGCTGTACCAGATGGATCTTTAGAAATCTATCAGTTTACTTTGAATCCATTTACAATCCATGAATCTGATTTATCAAGTCGTTATGTTGAAGCTAAACGATTTACAATGGCAGATATCGGTAATCTTGAGAAAAGAATTGATGATCTTCAAGATTTGACTGTGTTAAGTTTACTTGAAAATGCCACCGAAGCATTAACGATTGTTGATTCGGCCGGTAATGAAAGAACAAAAGCTGGATTCATTGCTGATCCATTTGATAATTTCAATTTTTCAGATGTTGAAAGAGACGAATATAGAGCATTTATTCATGAACGTAGTGGTGTACTACATCCTCAAGCAATGTCAAATGTCATTCGTCTTCTATACGATTCTGCTAATTCTACTAGCACTACACGTGGAGTTTTCAGACCGTCAGGCGATATCTTGACTTTGTCTGTAGATTCAAGCCATGTGTTTATTGATCAACCATTAGCGACTGAAACAGAAAATGTTAACCCATTTGCGGTATTCTCTGGTGAAGGTCATATCACGTTATCACCAAGATCTGATACGTGGTACGAACGCCGTCAAGCACCTGATGCAATTGTAGATGGTGGAACTATTAGAAAAGTTAGAATTATCCGCATCAATGGCGGTGGCGGCGGTGATGATAACGGCGGCCGGGATAACGGTGATATTGGACGCGATCCATCTGGTACAGCTGGTGCTGGCCAATTTGGAGGTGGCGGTCCTACTGGTATGTCGGATTGGGGTGATTAATAAATGAAAAAGACAAATATAACGGAGTGTCATAATGTCTAACGTTGATATTCGCAGAGAAAAAATTGGAACGGAAATCGTTGATGTGTCGTTCATTCCTTTCATGCGTGGCAGAAAAGTTTTCTTTAAGGCACAAGGCCTTCGCCCTAACACTCGGTATTTTCCGTACTTTGGTAAGAAAGCGATTGATGATTACACACGTGAAGAAACAACGTTTAAATCATTTGCAGAACGTCAGGATGATAATTCAAACGTTTTCCAAAAAGCACTTGCGCACCCTGATGGATCTACAAATCTAATTTCTGACGCTTCAGGTGTCATCATTGGTTCATTTGTTATTCCTAGCAGAGATAATTTTAAGTTTAGAACTGGTACTCGCGAATTTAAACTGGTAGATGTATCCGGTGCAGGTACTGATGAGTCCCAAGCTATTAGTACTGCTAGAGTTCCTTTTACTTCAACTGGTATTTTACAAACATATCAAGATACTGTTCGTGTTACAAGAATTGTTACAACAACACGGATTATTCGAAGAGATCCTCTTGCTCAATCATTCTTTGTAGATGCTGTTGAAAATAAGAATGGCATTTTTATAACAAAGATTAGAGCATATTTTGCAACAAAGTCAACTGGTGTTCCGGTTCAAATGCAAATCCGGCCGGTTGTTGCTGGTGTTCCATCAAATCAACCTTTACCAGATGCTTCTAAATTTTTAGATCCAGCTAGTATTAATATTCCAACTGATGCGTCTGATCTCAATAATATTCGTTCACATGGTACAGACTTTGAATTTGATGAGCCAGTTTATCTAGAGCCAAATAAAGAATATGCCTTTGTTATTTTGGCAGATAGCGTTGATTATACTGTTTTTGTCGCAAAGACATATGAATTCTTGATTGGTTCAACCGAAGCAAGAGTTAATAAGCAACCTACTCTTGGTTCTTTGTTTATGTCTCAAAACTCTTCAACTTGGTCGCCAGATCAAGATCGTGATATGATGTTTCAGATATATCGCGCAGAGTTTGCAAGTTCTGGTTCAGCGTTGTTCACCAATGCTACAGACATACGTGAATTAACAAATGATAATCAACTTCTTGCTGATTCAGGTGGAACTGAATGTACAGTGTTTATGGTTGGCCACGGTCTCGCAAAGAACGATAAAGTCTTTATCTCTGGTGTATCAGACGCAGATGTAAGTGGCGCGTTTAGTTTTGCCAATTCCGTTACTGGATCAAGAACAATCACAAAGGTAGATCATACCGGATTTACTTTTGCCGCTGACTCAAACGCTCAAGGATCTCTCTTTGTCGGTGGTGATGGCATGATCGTTACTCGTAACATGATGTACGATAGATTCAGACCAAGTGTTCAAACGCTATTACCCGGAGCCGATACAACTCTTTCTGCTACGGCAAAATTAGTAAGTGGTTCTTCATACGCTGGAAATAGAAACACAAATCCAACATATACAAAAGACGGTGCATATACACCTATTACATTGAATGAAAATAACTTTTTAACAGCACCTTGTATTGTTTTAAACGATTCAAATGCAGTTGTTCATAGCTTGTCTGGCGCCTCATTCGATATGAAAGTCGATTTTGCTACATCAGACACAAAAGTTTCACCAATTATCGATCTACAAAGATCTGATTTGATAATGCGTGAAAACATTATTGACAAACAGGATAATTCAGCTACAAGTGGATTCAATGTTCCAATTCGATTTGTTGATGAAACTGATGCTAGTCTTGGTTCACATGCTGCGAAACACATTACAACACCAGTTACTCTTGAAGAACCAGCTGTTGGTTTGAGCATTAAGTTTGGTGCTAATCGTCCATCCGCTGCAGGATTTAGAGTATACTTTAAGACTGGTACACCAGATGATAACCTTGATGATCTATCATACACTGAGTTAAGTGAAGTCACAAGCAATCCAGCTGATGAACAAGTTACAGTATTCCGTGAGTACGAATATCTTGCTGGTGGTGATGTTGGTAACCTTGATTCATTTACTCAATTCCAAGTAAAGATTGTTATGACTTCAACAAATTCATCTAAAGTTCCTGCTATTACAGACTTAAGAGTGATTGCTCTAGTAACATGATGAAACAACAAGTACAAGGGATGAACGGCTGGGTAAGAGATATACGTACTGGAGCCGTTATAAATACAAATACGAAAGATATAGCAAAAGCTAGGCATCGTAAAAAGGTTTGGAAAGAACAACAGGAAGAACTTGAAATACTTCGTAATGATGTTGCTATGATGAAACAAATGATGCAACAGATTTTAGAGGATAAAGATGGCTCAAACAACAATTAATCTATCAGATCCTATTGCAACTTGGGTAACTAAGTCGAATGAAATGGGAGCCGATATTGGAGATCTAGCGACGCTAAGTGATTCAGCCGCGACGCTTGTTCATGCCATTAACGCCATAGATTCAGATATTGGTAATCGAGCATCACTTACTACTCCGGCGGTTGACTTAGTAACTGCTATAAATAATCTTGCGAATACGTTCTTTGAGGTAACAGATTCTGCTGATATTAAGAATTACTTTGTTAGTACTTCAGGTATTGGTGGCATTACGTTTGATAGCGGATCCGGTGGATCGCGTGGATCATTTACTCTTGTGAATGATGCAATTAACGCATCTAAGATTCAAGATTTTGCTGTCCAACAAGAACACTTTAATGATAGCTCTGTTCCAAGTCGAGCATTTAGAGCTCAGGTAGTTTCTAATTCGGCCTTAGCTGATTCTGCGGTATCATTTCACAAAATTCAAAGTGGAGCAATCAAATCGACTAACTTTGCTTCAACAACTAAATTAGAAATTAAAAATTCAGCGGGAACAACGCTTAAAACAATGTACGGACCTGGAGTTTAATAATGACAGTATTTCCACTTAAATATGATGGCAGTGATTCGCTGCAAGATATGACTGATGCTGAACTTGAAAGAGTCACGTATTACACACAAGCAGCATACGCTGCAGTTTTGAGTGCTAATGGAATCGGATACGTTTTTGCTGGATCAGGCGAAACGGATATCGGTTCTGCGTCAGACACTAGTTCTACACAACAAACGAACGGCACTAGAAAACTTACTAACTCTGGTACTACTCAAGGTTACCCAGGCTATCCAGGGACTGGTACAGAAACAGACGCAACATACGATTACCGTCAAAACAGATCTTCACCGACTGCTGTTTCGGCTGCGGTGTTTAACGAACACGGCCCAGTGTATTATGATTCTGGAAGTGATCATATCATTCCATTTACTACCGAAGCTCAAATTGCTGATGTGATCACTAATCAAGCGATTACAAATATGAGAACTGGTGATGAGGTTGGTTCTTATAGAGTATCAACATCTACTCCTTCAAACGGAGGAGCTGGAACATGGACTGATAAAGGTACATTCTTCGCAGATACTACTTATTCAGCTGGTACAACAACATATAAGCTTTGGGTAAAAACTGCGTTAGATAGTATTCCCGGATCAGATACGTTTCCTCTTAACCTTGAAGGTGCTGGCACAACTGGTCAGTTACAACAAGCTGAGATTACAGCTGCTAGCGGGCTGGTACAAAACGTCTTGTTACCTTCTCTGCAGCGTAAAATGTCAAGTGGTCTATACTACACAGTGGCTACATCAACATCTGGAGAGACTCGTGGAACATTCACAAACACTCGTCAAACTGGAACAACAAATTCACAGTCTCTCGGAGTAGATACAATTGGCGGTGTTTACGGTACGTTTTATCGGTCTATAAGTAGTCCATCAGGCAGTGCCTCAACAGTAACAACATATTATTTTAATATGATCCCTGCATAAGGAATATGAAATGAAAACAAGAGACGGAAGATTAGTCAATGCTCGATTTACAGATACAGATAATACGCTGATCAGAGCAGAATTTAAAAATTATGAAAACGATGGTGCTGTAACTATTGCGCACCATGCATTTAATCCTGAAAATAAAATTGTTCATGAAATTTTACAAGAGTTTTCTCCAGAAGATCTTGAGAGAAACTACGTAGAATTTAATAAAGAAGAATCAATTCGCGTAGCTTAC